CCTGCCTCCATCTAAGAATTATATCATCGTTTAAACCAAGAAGGAAGACCTAAATGTGGACGCTTGTCAAACATGTTGTCCTTCGCTCCAGGTGTTTTACGATTGTTATAATGCAGAAAAACTTGTACGCATTCTTTGCCTTTAAACTTTTCTCTCCAATGTTCTAGCTCACAGCCAGAATAAACTAACATATCTCCAGGTTTTAAATCTACTCTAACACCTTTGGTGTTATCTGATACATACCCAACACCTGGTTTTATACCACCTTTTTTAGGATCTGGTTCTAAATAAATTGGCCAGTCATCACCCCCAAGATTCATAGTAGTTGATATCTCACAACTAAATCTATCTTTGTGTCTTTTGAGTTCATCACCTTTTTTATAAATTCTTGCATAGGTATAGGCAGGATATAATTTTAATCCTGTTGCTTTTTCCATACCTGGTTGGCATTTTAACATTAAAGTTTCCATAGCCATATTAGCATATTGAGAATATGTATTTGGTATCTGTTCATCATTACCTTCGTAATGTCCTATAATATTTTCAAAGGGTGAAAAATATTTACGTTCTCTACAAGTATCATAAACTTGTTTTTGCATTAAAAAATAATTTGCAATAAAAGCTGCTAAATCTTTTGATATTGCTTGTTTAATAACTGTATATTTTTTCTTTTTAAACATCTTTAGCCATATGCTTTGGTACCGCTTGTATATTCCAATGTATAAATCTAAATGGTTCAATACCAAAATCTACTGCATACTCGTGTTCTAAAAACCCTGGAAATATAATTA